GTATTCTTCTAAACTTTCTCCAGGTTCTTGTGGTTCAAACTCTCCTGTAAAATAACTATACAATGCAGAGGCACCTGATGTTAAACCACCTACCAATAGTTTTTCTTTTACCTTTGTAGATAACTTGTCTGAGAAAGGAACATTTTCAAATACTTTTTCTGCAGCTTTTTTAAGAGGTCCTGTTTTTTCTTTACCAGTAAATTTTGGTGTGTTAGTGTCACCTCCAGGTATATCACCTTTAAACAATTTACCTACAGGTCCTTGTCTAAAATTTTCCATACTAAATCTTTGACGACCTAAAATTCCTGGATCACTTTGAGCACCACCTAAAAATCCTGCAGCTTTACCAAAACCAAAAGTAGCTGCACCTTGTTTAAGTGCATCACTAATACTACCTCGTTGATCAAATCTACCAAGACCTCTTGCTATTGCTGCATAGCCTGGATAAAATGGTGCAATAAACGGTGCAGCTTTAACTGCAACATCTGCAACTTCATTAGGTATAAGTTTTCTAAGTCGTTTTTTTATACTACTGCCAAGTCCAAACTTTTCTCTAGGTGCAACATTCATGATGCCACCTTTTGCACGTAGTTGTCTTCGCATTTGAGATCTTGTAATCATATATGTTAAATTTTGTTTATGTTATTTAGGCAGGTATTTCACCTGGATTTATACTAATACTTGCTTTTAACAAGTAAATCAAGACTATGTTGTAACTTCTCTAGGCTTAGATTCAAGCGCTGATAAAATTACATGTAGTCTATTAGCCGTAGCTGCAGTCACTTTTAGTACTTCACTTTCCTGTAATACCAAAGGTGCTGTTAATAATTCTGTGGTGCCATTTGCTGATATAGATTTAGTCTTAAATACACTAAATACAGCATCTGATGTATCCGTAATAGTTACTGTTATAGTATCTGCATTACCAGAATCTTCTGATACTAATATAGATTTTATAATAGCAGTAGTAGCTGATGGCACAGTATACAATGTTGTAGCTGATGTAGAACTTAAATCTACTTTTTTATTTACAAATGAATTAGCCAAAGTAAAAAGCCTCCGCTTCTGATTCGTCTTTTAAATCTTGTTGATAGGTTGTGTTTAATTTTTGCACAATACTATCTACATCTCTAACAAAAGATTGTTGAGTTTGTTGATCATACTCTCTATCAGGTTGTGTTAATGATTGTACTATTCTTGCCATTATCTTCTACCATCCGGTTGATAGTCAATTCTAAAAGTTCCTACTTTCCAAAATTGAGTTGTACTTGTGTTGTCTATTTTTAAAGATATTGATCTTGCACGTGCTCGTGTATCTATTTTTTGTGTACTAGATGTTATTGTAAATGGACCTAACGTAGAACTTGCTTGTGAATCATTTGGGAAGTCTCTTAAATTTAATGTAACTCTAGTATCACCTGTTTGTGAAAGAAAATCTGGTATAACTCTTCTTATTTTCATCATAAACTCACCATCACCAGCAAGCCCTTCTTGACCTATATCAAAATCTCCAGATTCAATGTTTGCAGTAATTGCAGTTGTTGCACCTTCTTTAACTTGATTTAGTCCTGTTTCATGTTCAAAGTAAGTTGATGTGCCATCCTGATTACCAAAAATATAATTAGTATCTGTTGTTGAGGTTGTGCCATCTGCATCGTATTCTGTTGCATGAGGTTTACCAAATACTGAAGAATCTTGCCATGCAGTTCTAGCAAGTGTACCTGTAGTCCATACTGGTCGCTCGTTGCTTGAATCTAGATAATTGTATGTTACAACTCTATTAACTGTTCCGGAACCTGAGTTAGGATAAAACCACATTACTTCACCAAACAAATTATTAAGCCCTGCATTTATATGTTGTTTAGGTATTGTATTAATATCATCGTAAACAAAATCTTCTACCAAACATGGTAATGATTCTAGTTTACCTGTGTATCTAAAAAAACCATTCTCTGACATCCAGTATGCAGTACCATCAACCTCAACGGCTGCATTCTTACCAATCAGTCCACAGTTTGTACCAACCTGTTGGAATGAAAATGTAAATGGCGGACCAACAAAACGCATAATAAATAATGCATTATCTGTCCAAATGTAAATTGCATCACGACCTCTGATTGCTCCAACAATTCTAGACCCATCTGCAAGTCTTTGTGTACCTGCAGTATTAGTAGCTGATGGTGCATAAGTATTAATGTCCTCTTGAGATGAAAATCTTATAAACATAGGATCTTGTGTAGAAGATGTACCAATAGTTGTTTCTGTTCCAAAAAATATTAAGTGACGATCTGGAGTTGATACTAAACTAAATTCTGATGCAGTTGGTGCTCCTGATATAATACTTGCTCTTGTTGATACAGAACCATTTGAATCCCACTCAAAACTTTCACCGCCAGTTATTGTTGCAATAAGTTTATTACCAAAATTATCTAATGACCAAAGACCTGGTGCTGTTATAACGTCTCCCGATGCTGCAGCGTTCCATGCAAAAAAGTTTGATGCATCGGTTACAGTTGCACCAGAACTATGTGATGCTGCTGTAGTTCCTGAAGCTCCTCTTGTTAAACCCGATAATGTACCACTGCTATTACCAGTATATGTTATAAGTTCACTATCTATTAATACTGTTCCTGATGATGGAAATGATGACGAACTTGCCATTGTTAATGATGTTACACTTGTATTTATAGAAGATGATAATGTAGATGTAAATTGACCAGACTTAAATCCACTCCAAGGCCCAAGTCCATATCCAGTAGATGCAACCTCAACTGCTGGTCCTACAGGATAATAATGTTGGACTCTAATACCACCAGAAGTAGATGCTCCTGATCCAGATTCATTTGATCCAACATCTATTGTAAGAGTTGTTGATGTTGGTATAGACTGTACCATAAACTTATTATCATCAAAATTAGAAGATGAAAAATTAGAATTAGTTGCAGATGAAAAATTATCTAATAATATAATATCAAATTGATTAATATTATGTGCTGATGAAAAAGTTAAAGTTACAGTAGAAGATCCATTTGTAGTAGTAAAAGCACTCGTTAATGTAGTTGTTGCTTTAATTGGATGTATGTCATAAAATATACCTCCTGAATACACATACAAAATTCTGTTTGTGCCTAACGCTGCATATTTAATACCTGAAGTATTAACAAAATGGTGTATAGCAGTATTACGACCTGTAATATCAACAGACCCTAATTGTGACCAACCTCCTATTTTTTCAGGTGAGCCATATCTAAAACGAACATTGTCTCCTGCAACCCATTGGCTTTCACCACCTGTTGAAGTGACTTGTTTATTAAATCCTGGTGCAAATTTTACTTTTTGTAACATAATATTATTTTACCTTGCGTTATTTGGTACACCTTTAGAATTTACAAATGGTGATTCTGCAAAAGCTAAATAGATGTATGTTTCGGCACCATTAACTACATCATTATTTCCTCTTAATTTAAATCCATTAGATAGAAAATCCATTTGAACATCAGAGCTGCCAGTATCTTCTGCTGCAGTTTGATTACCTTTTATATAATCATCAACATCATTAAAAGTTGATCTTTTGTTATCAAACATAAGCCAGTTACTAGTAGTATCTATTGCCTTCGTTATAACTAAAGCTGGTCGGAATCCCAAGTGAATATAGCTTCCATCAGAATTATTATTTCCTTCGTATTGTCCAAATTTTGAGTAGCCTTGTTTTTCTGCAAAACAGTAGGCCAAATAAGTTTCACTGCTTTGATTTACAGAATTATCGTCTCCAACACTAAACACACTTGTAGTAGGTAACGTATCATTCCAAAAACCACTGTCATCAGCAGTAGCATTTGTAAGATTAAAATATACTACGTCTGTTTCTGGTGCTGAAGTATTTTTATGATGAAAAGTTGAATGATGATAACCTGTACTTCTACAAAATGTTATAATAAGAGAAGGAGCAGTTGATAAGCCATGTTTTATTGTAGCAGCACTTCCTGTGCCTGTCCATGTTACAATGCTAAATCCAGCAGTATCAGATACACTTCCTGTACTATCACTACTTCCAATACTTGTTGCACTTGCGTCATTACTAAATGATGTTCCAGCTTTCCAACACCAAGCTACATGAAGGTTAGTATTTTGATTTATTTCAATAGACCAACCACCATCAGTATTGCTTGAGTTAGCACCTAAAGTAAATCCGTCAGTACCTATTGCGGTAATTCCATCTGGTGGTGCATTGTTTGTATCTGATTCATTATTGTTACTAGATAATAAATAATAACCAGTGTTTTTTTTACCTCTAACACTATCAGCTAAAAAATGTCTATCACCTGCACGATCTCTACCCCAAATCCAATCTGGTTGCATATTTTCAGAACCATCAAAAGTAATAGCATTAGTTCCACCATTTCCTGTATACAATACTGTTTGAAAGAAAAGTTCTGGATTATCTATAGTCGTATAAGCTGCCATTTATCCTCCATACTCCGCTAGATTTTTTGTACAAAGAGAAAAATATCCCGATGGAACCGCATATTCAAAGTTTCCATAACCATTACCATCTGCGTTACCAGATGAGATTGCAAAAGATGGAGAGCCAAAGTTCATACTAAATACTCCTGTTGTTCCAGAACTATTACCTGAACCACAGGTTATATGCCAAACATCATGTCTTGCAAGAGCTGTAGATATATCTACTTTTAAAGCATTTGAAAAATCTGTATCTGTTGTGCCACTTCCTGTTACCCAAGCACCAGCTTTTGAAAAAGCAATAGTTCCATCTGTTATATCTAAAGCCATACCAATTATTCCTGTAAAGCTATCAAATCTTGTAGTATTATTTCCAAAAAAATTATTCAAAACAGCAGAACCGCTACCACTATCTGCATATATAACAGCATTAAATCCACTTAATCCAATTCCTTGATTAAGTGTACTATTGTGATCGTCTTGTTCTTGTATTTCAAATGGATTTATTCCTAAATGAAATCTTTCATCAGCTGGCTGAGTTGTAATATTCATTTCCACATACCATTTACCAGTTGTTAAACCAAAAGTGCTAGTTGAACCGCCTTTGTTATTTGTCATAGCAATATTAAGATTACCTTCACTAAAACCTACACCAGATACTTTATTTGCTAAAGAATTCATCGTTGCAAAATTATTTGTGCAAGTATCTATGCTTTGGTCTACTGCAGCTAGATTAACTTCTGTTAAATCTGTTCCACCATTTGCATCATTACCTAAATTAGAACTATCTTTGTAATCAAGATAAAAACCATTTGAACCGAAGGTTAAACCAGATACATCTTTTGGTTTCCATATTCTTGGACTATCTTCGTCAAACTCTCCAAAATCTGAAGCGGCATATTGAGTTCCGTCAATAAAAACAGTTTCGCACATATACCCATCAAAATAATAATCTCCAGCATTATATCTTCCTACTCTATGTTCAGCAGCTTTATTAACTTCTGTATCATGATCTTCTGCTGGATAAGTTGATTGATTAAATGATGTGATTTGAGTTCCATTTATATAAACTTTTACTCTGTTTGCCGCAGTTCCTTGCTCTGTATCTACTGCTACTACTAAGTGCATCCAAGCAGTAGAATCTCTAAATGACGCATTTGTTCTTAATTCTATTGTTTGACTATCAGAAGTTTTAGCATCAATTTTAATTTGGCTATTATTAGAACTTTCATTATGTCTCATAATCCAAAATCTATTTGAACCATCTGCTCCTGTTGCAAATAAAGTAAGATTAGCTGTTGAATTACCTATTTTAAACCAAGTAGAAAAAGTAAATTTTCTTTGATTTCCAGAACTACCAGGTGATTTGTGCATATAAGCACCATCACCATCATTAAACCTACATGAGTTATCTACATTATAACCAGTGTCTTTTATAGAGTTAGTTCCAAGTATTAAAGGCATATTAAGATCCTAATTCTGGGAACTCTCCTAATGGTCTTTCCATTACAACTGGGTCCCCTTCATCAGCTGTATTTACATAAGTGTATAAAGTTTCAAGGGCTGGTGTATTTGATGCGTTAGTAATTGATGTTTCCATTTGTGCTTGTTTAGTTCGAATGCCATCTCTCCATGTTGTAATAGCACTAGGAATAGCTGTATTTTTTTCTGTTTTACGTGTTATGTACCAGTCAGTTTGATTTAACAACGTTTCAGCTTGAGCTTTAACTTTTCTAATTAAAATAGTTTTTAAACCTTCAGTTTTAATTTCTCCTTCAGTACCTAAACCATCTGTTTCATCTTGTGCCGTAAATAAAGTATCAGCGTGTGCTTTAGCTGTAGCTGTTCCATAAGTTGCAGTAACTGTTCCAGCAGATGCGTCATAAGT